GGCCGTTTGTTACTCTCACGTACATCTACAAGTCTCCTATGCTGATCCTGCCGGACCACGAAAGCGTAATCAGTTTCGTAGAATTTGCAAAGACGCTCGGTGCAATACCAAGAGACCCGGTATCAATAACGGACTGATCAACCAGACCTGTCACCCGGTTCCACTTCGCTGCTCCGAAATCTTGAGCGCCCAGTGTTGTGAACGTCTCACCGTCTGGGTGCAGGAGGAATGTCCTAGCCACCAGTGACGCATTGAACGCTGAGAGACCGTAGGAGTTGGCCCCAGACGCGTATACGAAGGCTGGTGCGCTGGGCGTAGACACGTCAACTCTAAGCATCGCGTACTCGTCGCCGTGCGGTATTGTGGTGAATACCTCGTCTCCGGTCTTGGTTATACAGTAGGCGACCGGAATTTGTGAGCCGGACAGGCTAGCCCCGGTATAAAGGGATGCAATTGGTGACAACGCACTTCCCTGAGTGCGGCCCGCCAGATTGTAGACCTCGAAGTACATGCTACCAGAACCACTTCCGTTCGAGCCGGAAACGGTGTACAGATAGTCTCCATCAAGCAGGGCCGTGCTGGACTCGGACGTGTTTGTAGTGAGGTGCGAGGGGCTGGCGGGGTTCGTGACGTCAACCTCCCAAGAATACTTATACCCGAAGGCAAACACAGAGTTTCCGTACTTCAGCACTTGGTCGGCGTAGAGTTGCGTGGACGGAAAATCGACGCTCCCTGCAATCGTCGGAGTGCTACCGCTGATGTCGAACACGTACAGTCTGGTGGTCGTACTAGTAGGTGCAAGCGTCGTGTAGAGGTAGTTCCCGTCGATCACTGGTTTCCCGACGGAATAGTTCAAAACCCCCTCGCTCACAGTTAGATCGCCCGTCCGACCCAAGAGTGCGGGGGATGCTTTGTTCGTGACGTCATACTTCGCCAAGGTCAGCAGGCCGTTCGTAGCGTCTAGCTCGAAAGCGTAGAGTGTGTTTCCGTCCGCGCTTACAGCTATCTCTTCGATCCTGATGCTGGCGTACCCGACGCTCCCCACCAGCGACAAGCTACTCAGATCAGACGCGTCAAAAATCTTCGTCGTGTTGTACTCGGGCATGAAGATGTACTGGCCCCTGACGTCCGCCGGAGTATTGACGAAAGTACCCTTCCATTCGCCTTCTGGTGTAGCTGGAACAATCCCCTCAGACGATCCAGTAAGTATGTCGAACACCTCGTAAGACGAGTCATATCTATTCGTCACATACAATTTTTCGTTCGTGGCGTAGGAGTGTGGCGTGTAAGCGAAAGTCACCGAATTGATGTGCGTGATGCTGCCCGGTGTAGACACGTCGAAGACATGAGCGGTGGTATTGGAGGACATGTAGAGTTTGCCGTCCCGAACGTGCTGGGAAAATTTCACGAGGCCGGGGTAACCCGAAAATATATGTCTGTCGGTCTCTGCCCCAGTGTTCAGATTGATTACGGCAGTTACAAAATCTCCAGTCGAAGAGTCACGATATGTGAGGTAGGCATAGGTTCCCGTACTCTCTATCGCGATCCCTTGGTCGTAGTTCATAGTGCTGACAGGCGCACTCTTTGACTCTTCTTGCTGCACTCTACCGCTATTTAGACGGAAGCGGCGCGCATAAATCCGATCATCAACGTGGTTGAAATACGCCACCCACTCGCCTGCGGAGGCGACGTTATTCCTGACGTTGCTGAGCCCGTTTCCCAGATTTAAGAGGTACTGATCCTCCTCGTCGATTACCTGCTCCGGGGTGTTGACCACAAGATACTGTCTATTGTCGTCGCTGTCATAGATCGCCGCTGCGACAGCTTCTTCCCCCGTTGTCAGAACGAAAGCAGCCATCTCCGCATTGAGAAAGGTGATAACAGAACCATCGACCTGATCGAGCACAGCGACCTTCGCACCCGGCGAACCTGTGGAGACGTCAATAGCCGAAACCCGGTAGTGGTGAACATTCAGGTCGTCGTTCCGGTAAACAGGCTCAGTGAAATAAACGTACTTTTCCCCGACAGCCCAGCGTTTGTAATAAGCAGGAGGGACAAGGGAAAGGGCAAACGACTGACTGCCCCCACCGCCACCACCAACGGTCCCGCCCGCACCTTGAGCCTTGTGCCACAGCATCAGGAACCGTCCCCGACCAGCGCGCCGTAGAGCGTTGTGCCGACCTTCCAGATCGCAATGACCGTGTAGCCAGTAGTCGCAAGCGTGGGTGCTACGCCACCGTTGTTGACCCAAGTCATTGTGGGCCATGTGATCGTGTAGGCTGTACCATCGTCAACCATCAAGGTGATCGCCTCGCCAGCGGACAGGCTGTCAGTTGGCGTCGAATTGCCTGTCAGCGTCCACGTCTGGATGGAGCCATTTGAGGGGTCCAGAGCGGGGGTGGTGCCGCTGACCGTGTAGACATCCTCAAGAATGGTGCCCGTGATGGCAGGATCGACTAGGGTCTTGTTCGTCAACGTCTGAGTGCCCGTCAGGGTGACATCCCCGGCCCCGGCAGTGATCCAGTCGTAGTCTGTTCCTGTCCAAGACAGCACCTGACCGGAAGTTGCAGCGGAGGTGTTGAGGTGAGCGTCCACCGCAGCGTCGTCATAACCGCTTGACACCGCGATCCAGTCGTAGTCTGTTCCTGTCCACGACAGCACCTGACCGGAAGTTGCAGCGGAGGTGTTGAGATGCGCGTCCACCAAAGGATCGACATTTGCCGCATCCGTGACATCAGCCCCCGCCTCAATTCCAGACAACTTACTTGCCTCGGCTGTGGTGTAACCTTGGTAACCTGCGGAATACGTAATCGCCAAAGTGCCAGAGGCCGTAATAGGCGAACCTGAAACCGAAAAGCCCGTAGGCACTGTGGCGGCAACAGATGTGACGGTGCCACCCCCGTCTGTAATCCAGTCGTAATCACTGCCTGTCCACGACAGCACCTGACCGGAAGTTGCAGCGGAGGTGTTGAGATGCGCATCTACAGCGGCGTCGTCGTAAAGCGTCGGTTTGTTTATCAGGTCCGTATAAGACCCACTGGTCGCGACAGCAGCGAGCGTAGGTGTGTCGCTCAGGTCCGTATAAGACCCACTGGTCGCGACCGTCGCCAGTGACGATGTCAGAGTGTAGTTGTTCTCAAGGTACGTCTTGACCGCATACTGTGTCGGGGCCGTGTTGCCATCTGCAACCCCCGTGGAGGCGTTGAGGTCTGTGTTGTTACTGACTTCCAGCAACTGCACACCAACTGATGTTTGACCGCCGTCTCTGGAGAACGGGCCAATCGCATTCAAGCCGGAGATATTGAAGCTGTCCGTGTTGATCGTCACCTCACCAGTGGTGCCGTTCACAGAGAACTGCTGGCCAACGCGGAAATTACCCAGCTGGTCGGTGCTTGAGTAGAACACCCGCCCACCGTTTAGCTCAACAATCTCATTGGCTGGAATGGGTTCACCGCCGTTAAACGGAAGCGCCAGATAGTTGGTCCCAGCACCGACATATTCCATCGTGTGGCCAGAGGTGGAAACCTGACTGCGTTGGTAAAAAGAGACCGTCTCGCCACCAGATAGCGCCCCGCTCAATGTTGGGTAAAAGGTGACCGTATAGCCGCCCGTTGTCGGAGCTGCGCCGGTAATGGTGTACGTGTTGCCGTCAACAACAAGCACCTGACCTTGAGCGGGACGGTTTGAACTGCCGATAGTGTTCGTCGTAAGAGCGGTAACAACGAAGTTGTTCTCATCCGCAGACTGCGCAGACGCAGTGCCGGTATAGATGGCCGTTGGAGACTTCCCGTCCGCCACAATACCCTGCGTACCAAAGTCCGTGGTCGAATTGGACAGGTTGACCTGACCGCCGTTCGCTGCCTTGACGTGAAAGCTGCAGAAAGTTCCAAAGAACGAAACCAACTGTGCGTACGCATTGTTCGTCACCAAGCAACCCGGACCGTCGAGGTTGATCTGTGTGTAGCTGTCAACGACCATTGAGCGAATGGGTGAGTTAGACGCGCACTCGTCAGATGTTGATCCAGCAACACCAGAGTCATCCTGAGCGGTGTAGCTTGTGCAGTTTTGGATATATGGAGACTTGAATATGTATGCCCCTGCGTCTGCCGCACCAATGCTGGTATTGTCCGCAGAAGCGTTAAACCGCACGGCCCACGCCCCAGCCTGATGGCCTGCGAATGTCATGCCGGTCAAATACGCACCAGAGTCGACCAAGAACATGCTGTTGGTGTTCGTCGCCAAGGTAGGCTCAATCTGCGTCACGCGGAGACCGGCACCAATTATGCTCACGTCACGTGGAACAACCATCGGGCAGACTTCAGAGAACGTTCCGGGTCCGACACTCACCACCCCACCTTGCGCAACCAAGGAAAGGGCGTGCTTTAGTGTGCGAACAGAGGTGTACGGCTGGAAGCCGTCGTTCGTGTCATCACCATCCACAGACACCCAAATCAGGCTGCTGCTATTCAGTCCAAACTGCAAGGTAGAGGAGTCTGTGACATTGACGACAGCGGCCCCTGCGCCGCCGCCATTGGCGTACACGATGGCACTCTTGCCTGCCGAAAGCGTTACGTTGCCACCAGAGCCCTGTGTCAGAACCACTGTCTGGTCAGTGGTGTTTTTGACAACGAAGGTCTTCTGCTGGTCAGAAGGGCTAATCGTGACAGTGTTCGTCCCACTGGGCGACCCTGCAAAAACCAAAACAGCGTAATGACCGTCTGACAGACTGCCGTCCACCGTGTTCAAAGTGTGGGTCGTTCCAGATAGCGTGATCGTTCCCACACCATTGGTCATACGGTCGATGATCTGAATGTTGGTGTTGGTTGTATCCCCCCAGAGGCCAGCCTGTTCCCCTGTGGTGATCAGCTCAAGACCGCTGTTCGACGTGTATGTGCTCGCCATGGATTACACCCTCATGCAATTCGGACAACGGCTGTGGACGAATCCGCTGTCGGCATAACAACAGTAAAGTTCGAAGCCGACGTGCTTTTGTCCGCGCCAAAATCAAGTACGGCCACAGCAGGATTGCCCGCAGCCGATGAGTTATAGATCAGCGCACCTCGGGCCGTGATCGTTGCCGATGCCCATGTCACGTCAGCAAAGTCAGCAAACGCCGTGGTGCCCGTGGATGTGGGATCTACATTTGTCAGCGCCGCACCGCCCGCCGTGTACCCTGTGCCACTTATCTCGTTTGTCGAAGAATAGGCCGTTGTTGTGGCGTCCAACGTCGCTGCGCTTGTGTACAGCGCTATCTTAAAGGTATCCCCGCCAGACGCCGAAAAGTTATGAACGCCCTTCAGGAGTTCCACCTTAAAGGAGGTGCACATATAGTTGCCGGAGAAAGCCATCTCGTCGTTTCCTTATGTACGCGGCGTCCGCAACCTGCCGTCACGATAATCTGTAGACGGCTCAAGGCCCTCACCAAGATTCTTCATTCGAAGCAAGGCTTCCATAAACCGGTTGTTGTACAAACCAACCATGTCAGGTTCCCCCTTCATGAAAGTATACGCCTCCACAAGCGAGCCGTACAGTAGTGCCATCTCAGCATTTTGACTTAGCCAAGTCGTGCCGCTGTCTGCGTCAGCAGTCAAGCTGGTGGGCCGGTACAAGTACTGCAGATCAGCGGTGTAGGCTGCGTCAGGAGTGGGCGACAAAATGAACGTGCTAACATCGTATTGGCCGAAATACTTCGGCTGACCTGTGGTAGTTGGATCTGGGTTGTAGGCTTCTACAAAGTCCCGCTGCTTGAAGTCCAAAAACACGTTGTTTCCGGAAGCCGTCAGGCTGAAAGACAACGGGCTCAAAAAGTCCGACGGTGCAGAAAGCAAACGGTTTCCACTGACCATCGTCAGGCTTGCGTTCTTCTGGAACAGGTTCAGGCGGACGTTCTTAAAAATGCGTTCTTCCGCCAATCGAATGAACAGCGGGAGGTTGTTGACGAAAGTGGTTTCGTCATACTCGCAGTAATCTTGAATGGCCTGTTTCAGCTCGCCGTAGGTCATTGTCATGTTGTCACCGTCACCTGCCCGACACGACCCACCGCACGGGGCCGCTCAAGGCGTGGTGCCTCTACTGTTGGGACGCCCACATACACCTGCAAACCTTCGGGCTGGTCGGGCCGGGGGTTGTATAGCGCCTGCGGATCCGCTTTGACATGGTTTGGCTCCAGCTGCGGATGTTTGGGTTCGAACTCGTCCGGGCCAACAAGCAGCCCGTTCCACTCTTTGCGCATGTCGCGCAAACGATACCGGAACCCAGATCGGTCCGAGATGCCGTAGGCATTATCGCCGCGCGCGTATCGGGCCATGCGTCACCTCCGGCCCGGAACAAGCCGCAGCGGAACCCGCTCTTCATCTTCGTCGGCCGCGCGCTGGAAATCCTGTTCGTACATCGCCTGCAGCGTCGGGAGCATCTGCGGGGCCCGCTTCATGCCCAGATGGTAGGCCAAGCCCGACACAAGACAGGGCAAAAACCGCCACGGAACTGCGGCGGTGTTCTGCATCGCACCCGCATCTTCGATACGACGAACATACCAGTAGAGCAGCTGGTCCGTCGAGTTTTCCGGAACAGGCCACAGGTTTATGACAGGGGTAGTCTGCCGGTCGTACCAGAACTGCGACGGACGGCCCTGCGTGCTCTTGGTGGGAATGTTCGCCCACTCCGAACGGCCAAGGCGTTCGATGATG